TTGAACTCTAGCGATTGGCTTAACCTGTCTCCCGCAATGATAGGGGTCCAGGTCCAACAAAGAATGTAATCGCCTTCTCGGGCAAATTCTGGAATCCAGGTGATCTCAAACTGGCCCGTATCTACCTTTGTAGCAACCGCCAAATCTGTGTCTCCCGAAAACCACGCCGGGTCTTCTGCGTTGCCAAACACCTTTGACACATCTACGCCGTTGAAATAGTTGGTGATAACAATGTCTTCTGCGTTGTCAAGTTCTATCGTCTTATCAAACTCGATGAGTTTTTTGCGGTTAAATTCTCTTCGGAGATAGTAGACAATCACTTGATCGAGCCGGTACGGATCGATGATATTGCCATCACTATCTGTAGTCGTAAGCTCTAACAGAATTGTGTCACTGGTCTTTGGTGATTCGTCTAGTGTTTTAGGTTCTGTTGCCATGTCTACTCGTATGAAAATGATATCGATGTGTTATCTGGCCGGATTATTTCGTAGTATTGAGTTGTTACGAGACTACCCGAATTGTCAGGGTCTGCCGTCACGAAGGTGATATCAGTCCTTTTAATTTCTTGGATGTCAGAAAGGACTTTGACGATATCGGCATCTCTCAGATCATCGTTATAATCCCACCGGCTCAATTCAAAGAAAGCGTTAAGGCGAGTTTCCGCCCTCACTTGTACTTCTTCCTGGAACTTCTTGAAGAACTTGTCCATCGTGATTTCGACAATCACATCAACCTCCAAGACAGAGCCATCTTTAATGCAAACGTAATCGGTGAACATCTTCTTATCTTCTAACATTTCGCCGAGTTCGACCTTCAAGCCATCTGTCGCCTGCTGGAGATCGTTTGCGCCATCTTGTGCTAGGATGAACAAGTCAATAACGTTGCCTGCACAACCATGATTTCGCAACACTGCTGTAGATTTGCCGATCTGGCCGTTATACGGTGTTACAAATTGATCTGTCAGGGTCTTATAATCATCACCGGTCACGGCCCGATCTTGTGTCCGCAAGTATGGCGGCAACTTCAGACGGATGTCTTCAATCGTGTCTCCGTTGTAACCGAAGTCGGCTTTGGTATAGTTGGTAAGTGCGACTGGTATGGAAATTGGGAAACCGGGCACCTCGAAAGGTTTCGATTGCTGGATGGTGCCGGTTACAATGTTGCCAATTACGCCGCCGCCTCGCCGGTACGTGATAATGATCCGTACACCGGTCGGCGGAATCGCTCCCGCACGGTTGTTCCCAAAGATAATGTACGCCTGCCAATCTGACGTGAACTCGACACGGTACTCTCTTCGGGGCTCTGAATCTGAGAAGTAATCCACTTGCTCCCACCGCACACCATCGATGTCTACCCGAATACTGTCATAGACAACAGGAAATTCACTTAACGTGGCAACTTGGTTTTGCGAACCATCGCCCAAGAAGAGTGCTTGGGTCGTAACCCCTTCTACACCCACAATCGCCGTGTTCGAGAAAGTACCGGCTGGGATGATGATATCCTCTTCTAAGACAGGCTGGTTGTTTTCATCGGCTGGGAATAGCTCAAACGTTGTCGGAACGTCATTGGCCGTTACGTTCACAGATACAGGTGTAGATAAGACCATATCTGTGTCTAAGAGACTGCCTAACGTCGCCGAAAAGTTTGCCTTTGCGGCAATTGGCGGCGTTGGTTCAAACCCAACTAGCCGACTCAAACGGAAAGCGTTGTCGATCTCTGTGACTGTATCGATGAACAGTTCATTCACTATCTGGTCAATCTTGAATGAAAGCATGTCAGCTAAAAAGGCCCAGTTTTCAATCAGCAAGATGGCTAAGGACGACTCTACGAAGTCGGTGAAGTCATCTTCAAACCGTTCTTCCATAAACTGCACTAATCGTGTCTTCATCGACCAGAAGTCTTGATTCGTATAGTTCAAGCTGAATAGCTTGGGCGTACGTATATCTTGCGACTGCGATAGTGGTGTTGATTCGAGGTTGCAATTCTCTGGCATTAGCTTTCTCCAAATCTCGCTGCGTACTCTTTGTAAGTCGTTGTTTCTATGAAATGATAAATTAGCACGTCTTCGTCGTGGTCGTAATCTGAAGGATCGCCTTCTAGCCCGTACACACCTACCCGACTATCACTTCTTGGCCGTTGCTTAAGCAAATGCTTTCCAATCGGCATCTTTCCTTCTGGAAGATTATATAACTCCAGATATGACACTCTGGGCGGTAAGTCCGAGTCAAGAATTACCACCGTACTATCTAGCCCATCTGCTGGGCCTCCAAAATATCGAGCCTCATATTCGTACCCGTATCCTTCGCCTCTCACTATGCTCCTCCTAACGGGACTTCTAATTTCAATTCGTGAATCTCCTGTATATTATCAGGGTCCAGAAATTCTATGCGAATCAATAAAATCGATTCTATATCTTCTAACGAGTCAGCCGGATTCAAATCATTTCTGCTTGGAATGCCCACCTCAATGTTCTTGATTACAATTCGGGGCTCCCAAAGACGTATCTGAGAATCGATGGCCTGGGTCACTTCTTGGATAACAAGCGCATCATTAGGCTCAAATAAGAACTTTCGTAGGCCCACTCCGTAGTTCGGCAACATGACTCGCTCACCGGGATTTGTAAGCAACAACGCCAACATATCGGACTTGATCTGTTGCGTTCCAAACTGTGTATGCATAAACCCACGAGCATGATCCTGCAATGGATATGGCATACCTAGAAATTTCGCCATCTCTTCCCCTTATGTTGAAAAAACTCTCTTGCTCATAGATTCAACTCCCCAATGAATGAAACCCGTAAACGGACATTGCCACGGACTCTTTGAGACAATCACCGCATGGAGACAAGGTAAATTTTCGCCACCCGGCTTAGCCGGTGGACAATCACGCCCCGCAGCCAGTACAATATATTGCTCTGCATGATGAAACTCAAAATCGCTTAGGTATATGTAGTACTTATCCGTATCATGAATGTCATGTTCTGTAACTTTCGTGATTTTACTTGAAGGTGACTCTGGACCATCTCCTCCGACTACTTCTATCCATTCCCTAACACTCATACCGACAAAGAAACCACCGGCCCTTAAGAAAACCAAGCCAGGATCGTCAGGAGGCGACTCATACATCCCAAAGATATGTGGCTTATGGTCATTCTTCTTCTGCGGAGCCATCAATTCGATGAATTGATGCTCCGATTCGTCATCTTGGCTGTTGTCATCCCTCATGAGTAACTGTAGGCCATACCCTGTGCGTAAAACCACATATGCTTTCGTGGCCTTGTTATTCGGAGCACCGCCCGCCGAGCGGGCTGGGCTCTTCTGATCGTTGGTCTCATCCACCATCGCCAAAAGATGCTTAGATGTACTCTCAATCCTGATGTGTCGGAATGCCCCAGCCTTCCCGCTGGGCAAGGTATGGTCATTCATTTCGATAGAATGACCAGTGGCTGTCTTAAACAGCATGCCATTCGGCTCATACTCTCCGGTTTCAGGATGTATAAAGTCCCCTGATCGCACATTAGGGAGGTCCTCGGCATCACCCATCTTAATCATGTGACCGGTAGCAGTCTTCCAGAACATCTTGCCCCTGGACTTATTTTCACAGCCAAAACTGAACGGCGTCGTACCTCTTTCCCAATCTGGAACACCCTCTGGGTCTGATACCTCATCATCCTGGACAAAGATGTGCCCGCTAATAGATGAGAGGAATACACCCGTCTGCTCTAGTTCGCATTTATTGTTCTGAGGGGTACATGGGCCCCGCCATGGCCGAGCTTCACTTTCGTGCTTGAAGAGATCGTTTTTGCATCGATTAGCTTGTCCACCTTCGGAATCCCCACACTCACCGGGCGGGTCCTTGTCGCACGGTTTTTCTCCGCACGCAAGTCCGGAACCTTTGCCACCCGCAGCATTAGGACCGCATTCACACGCAAGCGGATGTGCATGTTGACCAGCTTTGTGCATGTGGTCATCCCACATGAGGAATGTATGTCCGCAACTAGAACCTATCTTGAGATGTTTCCACCGATGATTGCAGTAATAGTTGCCATCATCAAAGACGAGATGGTGTTTTTGTGGCGTCTTGATTTCGTAAAGATGAGATGGAGTGACCTTCTTGAGAATCTCAGTATCCTCCTCGAAAGCCTTTAAGTCATCGTAATCCTTGATATTGTAGTTGTACGTATTCTGTGGAGGCAAAACCTGAGACTCATCATTCTTGCCCGTAAAATATCCCTTCCTATGCCCTTGATGGATACACTCGTATTCGGGAACAGCATAATTCCAGTTATGAGGCGGTTCTCCACGATTACGATTCCAAACTGTCCCAAGATAGAAGGGTACTTGGCGACTACCGTTCTCAAACAACAGAACAATTGCCGAACCGGCTGGCGGCACCCATAGTGCCCCTGAATCATCAAACCCACCCAAAACTGAGATCGGCCATGCCCACGGCAAGGCTTCGACCGGGCTGTCCTTATTGACAATGCCGGGATGATAAAACCGGACCCTCCCTTGTGCCCAAGGGTCTTTTGTATCCACACACAAAGCAAGCCTAGCTCCGTACAGAGCCTCGCTTTGCTGATCTAAAATCCAGTTCTTCTTCAATTGCGATTGAACTGCCTGTAAGGTATTCCAGGCAAATTCGTTGATCTTCTCTTCAACGCCAGAAAGGCGCTGATTGATATCGAAGACCATTTGTACCGCATCCATTATCCAAGACATTATCCTCCTTAGCCGGGCATTTGTTTTCCGGTGTCCGTAGAACCCATATTCTGGCCTGCGTTGACGCTAGAACCCGGTGCCGTTAGGGTCAGCTTTAAGGTAGTAGTATAAGCACCAAGTCTGATATCATGCGAGATACCAAAGACATACCACTTCTTGTTACTGAAGACCTCGTTGCACGTAGTTGTAGCTAAGGCCCCGCCACCCTGTGTCCCAGAGGGTACCCATTCCAGACATCCGCCACCCTCCTCTAAGAAGAATGGGTTGATGACAATAATTGATGCATGGGCCATCTTCATCCTAAGCGGATTATCAAGTTCAGGATCACCTTGAATTCGCATCTCTGCGGTGATAGGTTGATAGTTGCGGTTGGCGACCGAATGCTTAGTATCATTCTTCCGAAGTTCTTCGGCTGCTTGATCTCCATGTAGCCTTATATCACGGTCGCTAACACCATGAATGGTATTGGTTCCGCCACGACTTTCTTTTTCGCAATCATCTTCCATCTCGTATTCCCGATCATCCTTTTGCTTCAAATTCTTGGCGGTCCCCTTGTCACTAAAACCACCACTAGCCGCTATCCAGGAAAAGGCCCATTTGACCTGTGGGTTAAACTCCAAAACAGGACTACATTCGCCACCATTGACAATATAGGTCCCTATATGCTCGGAGGCGCAATCTACCGTTTGTTTCGGCTTCGGTATAGCATCTTCCCAAAGGATCACTGTTGGGTCTTCCAAAGTGTCATCCCATGAGATTTGTACACCTCTATCATTCTCCGTGGTACATGATCTTATCCATTCTTGAGCGGTGGCTAACGGCGTCTGACCTTGGGCTTTGTACGCATCCTTGTAATCTTCCTTCCAATCCCAATCATCTTTCACACCCGAAGAAGGATCACGACGGCGGTATTCTAACTTGGATGGTGGACAGGCTAGGTCGAACATCTGGGTTAGGGCATCTTTCAGTTTCATGGGATTATCATCGGTACCGAAGTCCTTGATGATGCGGCCCTCTTGGGCAATCTTCATAGTATCCACGCACTCTAACGAGAAGATGTACCCCTTGTCAAACTTTACATCAACCTTCACCAGGGTAAAATGGTGAAACTTACTTTCGTTTCCTAATCGGCCACCGCCCCCACTACAATCACTGAAAACCCAACCCCATTGGCAAACGATCTTGTATTTGTCAACAGCCTTAGACATCTCGTCTACTAGCTTCTCGAAAAATGCATTAAACGATCCACCCTCTTCGTCAGCGATTTCAATTCTAGCAGTTGCACCACCCTCGGCCCCCTCTTGTCCATATTGAAAGTTAATGATGACGGCCTTATTATTGAATGCTTTCGACGACTCATTGCCTACCGTGATTGATTTTCCGGCCCCGCTAATTGTAACTCGTACCCAGGGAGCAACAACCTCTGCGTCAATAGGAAGTTTCGGTGCCCTACTGCATCCATAGTTACTGCTACAAGGTTCAGCTAAACAAGTCATCTACTCTCCTAGAAATTCAACGGAGACGGTATCCTAATGTTTATCCCCGCTTTGTAGTCGTACACGTCATTGATGTTGTTCGCTTCCATGATCTTCCACCACAAATCTGATGTACCATATGCATCAAGCGCCGTAAGGTCGGGCCGATACTCCTGCCCAGGGCTAACCGTGCCCAGTAAATCATCATCTTGAAACGCTACATCCTTTCGCTTATATGACTCAAAGGTCAATAAACGATCTTCTCCGTATAGCAATACAGCAGCACCAACATAACGGCTCGTAGCCGGAACAAAATCTGATGCCGTGGTCGTCTTGGGGTTTACACGTTCTACGGGAATTGCCATTTTACCTACCTTCGTTAAAGATTCTTTCCTGACCCGGTAGACTATTAGCGCCCCCACCTGAGCTAGTATAGACTACATGCCATGTCGTGTTGACTTGGAAATAGTACGGCACCAATAAGTCTGGGTCCCAAACAACATTGGTTGGATATGAAACATTGTAGCTTTCTAATACGACGCATAATGGCTCTATACCCAACATGACGCCGCAGTCAATTTTACAAACTGGTGGCGGCTTATAAGGGTTGCCCTTTCTCGGGTAAGTAGCGCTTTCAATAGTCCAAAGATCGAATGCGTTTTGGAAGATATCGTTTGGTTCAATCACCATGAAATGTAACCGCATGGTGATCACTCTGTTATCACTATGCGAATACGTCTTGATCGGCATTGAACGACCAATGATAGTTGTATCTGCATAAGTAGCCTTCTTTGTATCGCTGATCTCAGGCAAAATCTTTGGCTTTAACGCTTCCACACCACCACCGGGCTTGGGGATATAGATGGTGCATTTGTCATTGAGGGTGTTGAGTTGACCACCCGGTGCATTTGTGGCTAAAGCCATCTTGACTCCTTATGGGGACGAAAGAAGGGACTAAAACGATAACTCAGTATATATGAGTTACCCGGATGATTATATGCGAGGGTTAGCTAATCTGAGACTGAACATCTTTCCCTGGCTGACCGGAATAACCACCGGTTCGCCAACTCGGGCTCTGCAAGCTTCCTCTGGCGGGACGTTTTGCTCTCGGATCACCAGCCGGGATACTTGGGTCTTGCTGATGAGGTTCGGCAGTCTCTAAGAAGGCGAGGAACTGTACGAAGTAGCCGACAATCTTGTCAAGAGATTCATTCGTTACGTTCGTGCCCTTTTCAAGACCATGCAAGTTCGATGCTGTTACCGAGGCTTCGGGGCTCGCTGCCCCCGCACGCTCGGTACGTAGTTTGTTGACAATGTTTTCTGTGCGTGGCCCATTACCTGGAGGAATGGCTTCGGGGGTAACGGCCCTGGTGTCGTTCGTGCGGCAGACAGTAGACGCCTCTGCTGCTGTTGTTTCATCGCCGAGATGTGCTTGTGCCTCTGATGCCGCTTGTGCCGCTTTGTCGGTGCCCGTTAAGGCATCTGTTAAGAAACCCAAACCGGGGACCAAGTTCGTGAGTACGCTCCCGAATCCACCAAATTTTTCAAATACATTACCTGCAATCCCTTTAAGTGCTTCAAAGGGGCCCTTTCCCTCGGCCATTTTGCCACTAACATCGTTAATCGACTTGCCAAACAAGAGAGATGCCGCTGCCACACCACCGAACATAGGCCCAAAAGCACCAAACAGCGGCAATGTCATAGCTAACGGTCCCGATAAAAGACTAAACTTGTCACCGGCTTCTCGCATCGACTCATCCAGAGGCTCTGTTAGTTTCTTTGAGCTTTTCTTGATACTTTTCCCAGTTACACCGGCAAGACTACCGACAGCACCAACGGCACCAGTACCTGCGGCACCGACTTGATTGATTGAGCCCATCTTTGATTGTGCAATGTTAGCTCGGTCTAACGCCTCCTGCATCACAGCAGCGGTACCCGAAGGTCCTGCTGCACCCAAATCGCCAACATCACCGGCAGCACCGGCCATAGGGGTTCCCGCCCGAAGAGCCATTTGCTCCCTAGTTTCTGCTCTCCTATTCGCTGGTGCGGCCTGCGCAGCGACAGCACTTGCTACCCCTGCAGCCTCTGCCGCCTTCTGTACTGCTGGTTTCTTCTCTTCTTCTTCCTTAGGCTTCTCGTCTTTTTTGCCAAAGCCAAACCAACCCTTGACCGTACCCCAAGTGCTCTTCATGTGACCACCGATATCTTTGATCGCACCCCCAAAGTCGCCTTTGAGTACTTTCCAACCAGCACTAGCCGCAGTGCCTATTCCCTTGAAACCGATCTTCCAGATATCAGTCTGTATTTTGAGACCTTTCCCCAAGATTTTGGTGCCGCCATGGAGGAATCCGGCAATGCCTTTCGTCCATGTACCGTCTGCGCCTAATTGTTTCTTAAAGATACCAAACGTCAGGCCATTCAAAACTCCTGTAGCTGCTCCAGCCGCACCAGCAGATGCTTTCATACCCAAAGTCACATCTTCTTGCTTGACACCAAAGATGTCAGCAGCTTTACCCATTGCATTGAATCCGCCCATGATCGAATTTAGAGGGCCCGGAATGTTAGTAAGCACTCCACTCAAGCTGCCGAAGTTCTCGACCAAGGACTTACGCAAAGGCGAATCTTCTTTGGTAAGAATCTTGTAGAGTGACGCACCGGCACCAGCAATACCTCCTACAGCAGCACCGATACCTGTTCCAATAACAGGGAAGACACTACCAATTGCTGCACCAGCCAGAGCACCAGTAGCCGCTCCTCCTGCGATACCCATAGCTTCGTTTCCTGCCGTACCCTCTTCGAGACCCACCATGCTACCAATCATGCTGGTTGTGCCTGCCCCTCCAGATAGTGCGCCTAATATGCCCGATTCGACCTTGCCCAAAACGCCCTTGCCTTGTGCAAGTCCTGTACCAGCCGTTTCCGATTCCATAACACCTGTGACGGCACCAAGAACCGGGCCGAGAAATGCAAACGCTTTACCAGCTATTCCGGCACCTACCTTAGCCGCCATTCCACCACCCTTCGCCACTACACTGCTTGCCTTGGCGGCATCTCCAGTTACCTTTGCTCCTGTAACCAAACCCTTTGCACCGGTTACCATATTCTTGGCCGCACCAGTGATTTTGGTGGCAGCACCCGCAATCGGCTTTGTGACTTTACTAAGAGCACCCGAAGCAGCAGTAAAAGTTTTAGAACCTGTTACTAGATTCTTGGCACCCTTCGTAAGATGCTTCGTTACCGCAACTGTTTTAAGACTGAGCTTCGTCGCAGTTAGGCTCACCTTGCCAAAAGTATTTGCGGCACCACTCAAAACTTTACTGGCTGATGTTGTTGCTTTGGCTGCATCAGCAGTCGCCTTGGCTCCCACTGTAAGGGTTTTGGAACCTTGAACTAAACCCTTAGTAGCCACCGCTCCATCTTTCGCCATGATACCCATGTCTGTAGCCATCATTCCGGTATCCATAGCCGCCATGCCTCGGTCGCCTAACATACCCGAAACACTACCCATGAGGCTCGGACCGCCCAGCATCGCCGACGCCGAATCCGCCGCCATGAGACCGCCAAAGAGCTTGCTGGCCTTGCCGCCACCGCCCGTTGAACGACGACGTGGTGCTTGACGACGAGGCGCTCGTTGTCGTGCTCGTGCGGGCCTGCGTGATCTAGCACCTCCTCCTCTTCTTCCTCCTCTTCTTCTTCTTCTCTTCCGCCTACCGCCAACCATACCACGCACAGCCGACATCCTAACCGCACTAACGATTCTGCCGTGCCCTACGGCCATCTTGGTTGTGAGCGAGGTAGAAGATCGCTTCTGCGACAGGGACATCCTTTTGACCAAGCTCGCCAGCCCGTAGTCTTTGGTGTAAATACTTCCCTTCGTAGCCGCCTTCTTACTGAATCGCTCAGTATACATTCTTATATGGTCAGAGATAGCCTTGGTCTGCTTTGCTATAGCCCACACCTTGAATAGGCCCGCCGCCATTATGGCAAGCGGCATTAACGCACCCATAACACCAACTAACCAGCTACCGACAGTGTCATTGAAGAAAGCGGCAATCTGCTTAAGATACATTGCGCTCTTCGTGGCTGGGTCTTGTGCGGCATCGAGGGCTACCGACGTTTTATCCATTGAGCCTTGTATATTTTCCAGCAGGTCTTTCTGCAGGTCGGGATCACCCGCCGCCGCAGCAAGCGCAGCGGGATCGATTTCTGCGCCTAATTGACCGGTAACATCTACACCCATTATGCCTGCTTGTTCGGCTGCGGCCTTCCGAGCATCATTTGCCTGTTTCGCAGCTACCTCCAAAGCGACTTGGCGTTGTTGCCCAGCATCCATTTTGTCAAGAGCAGCTTGTGCCGCCTGATCGCTTGAGTACCCTCTGGCCTCTTTCATGAATACTACTAGGCTGTCGCCATACTTTGAAATATCGTCACTTTGTATAGCATTAGCGGCTTCTGCAAACTTTAGGCCCGCCATTTCAAAGCTATGATTTGATTTGTCAAGATCGGTAACGATAAGTCTACGTTTGTTTTCTAACTCTTCCAAGCGATCTGCATAACTCTTGTTAGAATCAAGTCCTGCCTTTACCGTTCGACTAAATTGCGAAACACTCATACCAAAGGTTGCATTTGATACAACATCCATATTGACGGACGCATCTCTAGCCGCCTCTAGGGCCGTCTGGGCCTTATCATGTTCTTTGGTACCCTTTGCATGTTTCTTGGTTGCTGCCTCGAATTTGTCCATGGCAGCATGCAAATCCTCTGGCGTCTCTATCGGGTCTATATTAAAATCGGATAAGGTAGCACTGGTTTGCTGATTGAAGGCGGTGAGTGATTCGCCAAAAGTATCCTTTCCGGCCTTTTCTAATCCTTGGAAGACTTGCCGCATCTTCTCTGTATCACCAGCGATCCGACCGGCCATCAAATCTCGTGCCAGATTACCTGTTTCATCGATCTTTTAAGCGGCCATCAACAATCCGATAGCCGTCTTATCTCCCGAGGCCAACGCCTTGAGCATTTTGTCCGCACCACCCGTCATCTTTTCGGCGAAGCCGCCCATCTCCTCCGTGACACCTGCCTTCTTGGCCTCAGCCATCATTCTGGAGACATTGCCAGCAGCCTCGGTACTTTGTGCGCCGATATCTCGTAGATTCTTGAGGAATTTTTCCGAGTCCTTAACAACCTCCATGAGGTTGTCACCAATAAGACCAGTCGATTTTGCCGTTAACTCCATTTGGCGACCTACAGCACTCATTTGCGTCTCGGCAAAACCCAATTCCATTTGCCATCTGCGCATGGCCTCAGCGGTATCTTCGGCATCCGTTTCGATAATTGTCGCCAGCTTCATACCCTTTTGGGTAAGCTTCATCGCCTTCTTTTGGTCTTTGATACCAGACTTACGCATCTTAATGATGCTTTTTTGAATCTTAACATGCGATTGGCCGGTCTTCCTGACCATCTCGCCCATTGTATTCGTCGCCTCCATTTCGTCATAAAATTCGCCCTGAGCAAAGGCTGTCTGGCGTATTTGTTGATTGTACTCTGATGCGCTTTTTAAGGCATCTTTCATACTGAAGGTTTCCGACATTGATGTGCCCGCAACAATTGATCCCCACTCGTCTGCAAACTGACCGATGCTGCTCACGGATTCGCCTAATAGGTCCCGCAACCGCCCGGCCTTCTGAACTACCTTGTCAGCCCTTTTATTCGCCCTGCCTAAATGATCTACCCATGCCTTTGTGGCGTTAACAACATCTTTTTCTGTCTCAGCTTGGGCAATTGTAGCTTCGAGGGCTTTTCTTTTTTGCTGATCCGCTTTGGTATAATAACCTCCCAATTGGGCCATGAATGCAATCTGTTTTTGAGACGATTGCAACTGGGCCGTAACAGCTTCTCGTTGCGATTCAGTAAGGTCTGCGTTTTCTGTCTCAGCCTTTAGACGACCCATGGCGAGACCAATGTTCCCCTTTAGCAGCTTGTTGCCTCTTCTTTGGTCGCCTATGTACCCTTTAGCAGCAGCCGCCCAACGGTCTGTCATCGTCATGGCTTTTTCGATACTCTCTGCCGCCTCTTCAGCTTCGCCAGAAGTCCCTTCACCAATTATGCTGCTGCTGCCGC